CTAGACCCTAATACAGTGGCAGCTAGCAATGTTAATGCTATGCAACAAGCATTTCAACAGTCTCAGGTCCAGGTTAACCAGGCAATGGCTCAAAGAGGAATGCAAGACTCGGGTTTAAGTACGCAACTATTTGCACAAGGTACTTATCAGAATGAGATGAGTAAGGCACAAGCAGTAACATTAGCCCCTCAACAAGTAGCTCAACAGAGACAAAGTTTTTTACAAATTGGTTTAGGCCAACAAGGTGCTCTACAGAATAATATTAGTAATGCTTATAGTAATCAAATTACTACAGCAAATAATCAGTATACTTCTGCAATGAACCAATTAAACTCAGCTAATCAATCAATGGGTAGCGCTGTTAATGCTACAGCAATGGGCTTAGGCTATGCCTTTAATAGTGCTCAGACAGCCCCTAGAACACAAATTCAACTACCATAGGAAGAAAATAATGCCAGCGATAGATTTTGGTGGTGCAATAGCACAAGGAATTACGGGTTATATAAACGGTATGAGAACAGGAATGTCTGATACTATGGACAGACAGGCTAAGCAACAAGCATTAACTATTCAGGCAGACCAAGCAGCCCAGGCTACGGAGTCACACGATAGTGCTATGTCTCAACAAGCTGAACAGTTAAAGCAATTACAGATGCAAACTAAACAGATGCAAGATTCAATGAGTAAGCAAACTGTATATCAAGCATTTGATAGTCCTACTCCTATGACTAGTATAAATGCAGCTCTTAAAGATCCTAATATATCTAAGTTATTTAACGTAGGAAGAATAGCTGATATTGACCAGAAGGATGTCCAGCAAGTTACTCAAGCTAAAGCTATTACAGACGCGGGGGGCCATCCAGTCCAAACATTCTCAACAGACCCCACAACTAATCAACCTGTCGCTAATGTAGTTGACTTAAATAAAATTAAGATTCAGACGGGATACGCAACTTACGCAGCCCAAAGAGATGCCGAACTAGCTAAAAATAAAGCTTTAACGTCTACATCAAATCAAGCTAATGTCCAAGCCTTGACAGAAACCGATGGTCTACTTAAAGGGGCTAAAGAAACAGATCCGGCCGCGGGCGCAAAAGATTCACTAAATTCTTACCTTATTGCACATCCAGAAGCACAGATTAAACTACTAGCTAAGGGCAGCAGCGGGTCCGAAACTTTACTTGCACAAATGGAAAGAGCATTTACAACTGAGTATAGTATTAAGGGATTAAAACCAAGTCCGCAACAAGTATCAGACTTTTACCATAGCTTCTTAGCTAAGGAGACTTTAGGTACAGGTTATATAGCAAAACAACAAGAAGTACAAAATGTAACTGGCGCTCAAATTAAATCTCAGGCTAACTTAAATTCTGGTAATACTAATCCAGCGGATCTTCGTATGCAAGAGAATAAAATATTTGCTAATATGCCGCCTGAACAAGTTGCACTATATAAGCCCCAGATTACAGAATTAAAGGCTAATAAAGGTGTTATTACAGGTATTGATAGAGTACTTAGTACAGCGGATTCTACAATTAAGCCGGTGTCAAAAAATCTTATATCTGATGCTGAAACCTGGATTAAGCTTAAGTTTGGGGCTAACTCAGCCGAAGCATTTAACAACGTAAATTTTAACACTAAGGCTGGTATGCTCCTAACAAACTATATTAAATCTCTCTCGGGTTTAACTGTTTCGGACAAAGAAAGAGCTGGATTAACTGATATTATATTGGGTGGACAACATAATGATCTAAAATATATGAAAAGAGCAATGCAATCATTTAGAGAGGAACTTGTAGCTCATAATAATTCACTGGCAGATAGCGTAAAAGAGATAGCGCCATATACGGCATCTACATCAACCGACTATAGTCAACCGCCAGTAATACCACATCCACCAAGTAATACAGGCTCTAATAATACACCGCATCATACTAAGCAGTTGCCTCCATTAGACTTAGCCAAATATAAACATTAAGGGTAACAGATGACTATAACAATAGAAAACTTAAGAGATACTTTTCAGATAGGCTACAATGCTTATCTGGAGAGTCGTAAAGAGGCCAATCTCTGTGAGGATTATTACCATAATAGACAGTATACAACTGACCAATTATCTGTATTAGCTGATAGAGGGCAGCCTAAGGAAACCTTTAACATAGTTAAACTATTTTCAAGGCAACTTATTGGTTATTACTCTACCTTAATTAATACAATAAAAGTAAACCCAATTCAATATAGTGATGTTGATACGGCATCCTTACTAGATGATGTAGCTAATGAGGTATTAAGAGATAATAGTTTTTCTAATGAAGCAGACGCTATTAAACTTGATGGCTTTTTATCTGGACTATTATGCTCATATATAGATGTTATAGACTCAGGAGAGACTGATAAGTTTGGGCGTAAAATATACAACATTACACTTGAAAGAGTTCCCTCTAGTGAAATAGTTTTAGACCCTATGAGTATTAGAGCAGACAGTCAAGATGCTAGGTTTATCCACAGACATAAGTGGTTTTCAGAAGAGGGTGTAATTGAAGCATTCGGTAAAGGTAGTTTAGATAAATTGCAAGACTACAGAAACACATTAAATGCTGAGGAAGCAGATTTTGAGTTTAAGTATGGTATGCAGTTTATGGGTCAATATAGACTACATAAGAACTATCTAATAGTTCACTCTATTATGAAGGATGATAATGGTGATAGCTGGAGTGTTTATTGGTCTGACTTTACTATACTTAATAAAAAGAAAATAACTTATAAAGATGTGAAATTTCCATATAGAGTTGTTAAAGTTAGTGACTCAAATAAAGCTGAATATTACGGTATATTTAGAGATGTTATGGAAAGTCAAAATGCTATAAATCAGGCTATCATACAAATCCAACAGATGGCTAACTCAAATAAAGCTTTTGTAGAAGATGGAGCAGTGGAAAACTTAGCTGACTTTACTAAGGCATTTAATAGAGTTAACTCTGTTATACCTGTAACTAATTTAGCTGGTATTAAGATAGACAGTCTTAGTGGTGATATTCAACAACAGTACCTACTTATAGATAAAGCATTTAATCGTATTCAGAGAATACTAGGTATAAATGATAGTTTTCTTGGTATGGCGTACGCTAGTGATAGCGGTAGAAAAGTTCAACTTCAACAAAATGCTAGTATGGTTGCGTTGCGATATTTAACAACTAAACTCGAACTTTATTATAAAATGGTTGGGTGGGATGTCGTTAATCTAATCAAACAATACTATACAGCTAACCAAATACTAAGAATATCTGATGAGTTAGTGGGGCAAAGATGGGTTGAATTAAACAAGCCTATTATGCTTCCGGACTCAAAGGGTCAACCACAACCCGTTATGGATGAGTCTATTGACCCGGCATCAGGGGAACCTAATAAAGATGCCTTGGGGAATATTATTATGGTTCCGCTTAATGACAGTAGAACTGACATTAGTTTTGCAAAAGTAGATTTAGAAATAACTACAGCAGCTTATGATGACTCAGATGAGCAGAATGATAAAATGCTGAACGGTGTATTAAACGGAAACTTAGGTAACGCACTTATGACCGTTAACCCAGCTGGATATATGAAACTTGCTAGTTTAAGCATAAAATCACTTAAATCTAGATACAGTTCTAATATAGCCGATATACTGGACCAAACATCCCAGATGCTAACGCCTCAACCTCAGATGCAGTCCCAATTAGGGGCTGGAGCGAATGTTAGTTCACAGTTACCTCAAGGCGGGTCACGAACCCAACAAGGCGCTCCTATGCAACAAGCTCCTCAGGCTCAACAAGGAATACCTAATGTTCAAGGCGGAAACTAATGGCGTATGATGTAAATAAAATGCTTAGTGATGGATATTCAATAAGTGATATTGGTCAGGCGATGGGCTATAATGTAAACAAGATGAAATCTGATGGTTATGGAGATGACCAGATTACAGCGGCGTTAAAATCTTATAAGGGTACAGATTCTAGCCCAGCAGTAGACAACTCAATGCCTAGTACAGGTAATAGTACACTAGATAGAATGGGATCAATGCAAAATTCTTCCTTTGGTAAAACTGTAAAAGCTAAAACCACACCTAAAGCACCTGTAGTTAATAAGACATCAGTTAATACAACACCTCATGCTAAGAGTGTCCCTCAGGTTTCAACTATTTCAGGGGATACTCAGTACACACCAGATAACTATACAGGGGCATTTACTCAGGATGTTGCCCAACCACTAGGTGAATTTAGTGGACAAGTAGCCGCAGGAATGGCGACCCCTTTAGCTGGTGTACAAAGAGCCTTTGATGATACAACAGGTGTTAATACAGGCGGGCAAGCAAATGTTGATGCTATACAGGAATATGAGAAAACTTATAATGACCAGCACCCAGATCAAACAATTGCTCCATCAACTCTAGGTGAGGGAGTTGATTATTTCCTAACACCTATGGGTACAGGTATGCTAACTGGTATGGCTTCAATTATGGGTATATCATCTGCAATGGGAATAGGTGAGAATAAATCCTATAAAGAAGCACTAACAACAGGTGCCTTATCAGCAGCGGCTGGTGGTGCCGTTATGAAGGGTCTTGATATGCTAAGTGGTAAGGTTGGTGACGCAACGGCCTTTAAAGTGTATAACTACCTTAAGGATTATAATAACATTAGTGAAGAGGAAGCAACAAATATCTTCACTAACTGGTCTAAAGTTATGGACGCTCTGGATACAGCCTCTAATAGATCTAAAGCCATAGTCGACTACTTGGGTAGCAAGGGTGCAGCTTTAAAAGTTAACGCAGTAGCTAATTCACCTAAAGCCATAGCTGAAACTGAAGGAGAGATGAAAGCTCGTCTTACGGCCGTTAAAGATATGACTAATGGCGCATCGCCCATAGAATATACAGCTGACTCACTTAATGAGGCCTCTAACACAGTTAAAGATAACTATAACTTTGTTAAGTCAACCATAGGTAATAATCCTGTTAGTTTGGATGTTACTAGTGACTTAACAAAGGCTTTAACTAGTAATACTAAAGCTATAAAAGATACTCTATTAAAGGGTTCAACTATTGAAAGCGATATTACAACCGCGATGGACGACGCAGCTTCGGGGGCTAATAAACTAGGTAGAAATTCTACATCTGTTGAAATTCCTGAGTCTATGGCTGATGCTGAAAGTTCAGGTTCTGTACAAGCGATAAAATCCACACTTAGTTCACCAAATGTTACTACTCAGGACATTATTAATATTATGCCTAATATTAATAAACTAATAAGTAGGTCTGATGGAGTAGTTAAATATAACTGGACTAGGGTTAAGGATAGTTTACAAACCGCTTTAGAAAAATCACTTACCCCTAATGAGTTTAAGGCTTGGACAGAAGCTAATGCTGACTATAGTAAAATGGCTGATGTTACCTACGGTAAAGTAGGTGATATTATGAATAATGTTAGAAAGGGTATTATTACTCCGGATGTAGGCATTAGACAAATAAGTAAACTAAAGCCCGGTGAAACATTATTTAGTAATCTACAAGATATGGTTGGTAGTAAAGCTACTGCAGGATTTGAAAAAGCTATACTTAAAGAAGCAATGGGTAAAAACTCTGAAAATGTAGACTGGGCTCACTTAGCTAGAAATCTAGATCAGCATGGATTTATTACTCCAGAAGGAAGGGCAATTAAGTCAGCTGTGGATAGTATTTCAAAAAGCTTTTTAACTGATGACTCTATAAATGCTATTATAGCTAAGTCTAACTTTTCAGACAGTGGTATTGGGTCAAATATCTATGAAAGAGCTAAGGTTAAGTTTATAGGTTCTGTATTTAAAGCCTTAACTAAAAGAATACCTTTTAATGAGACTAGTAAATATGAACTTAGAATGGACCAACTGTCAAAGATACTTAGTTCACCAACTAAAGTTAAGAGTTTAATGTCTGAGTATAATTCACTAGGAGAAGGTGTTAAACAGAAGTTTAAAGATGACTTAATTAAACAAATAGCCTATAACCCTAAATTAGAGCCTACTGGAGATGTTAACTTAAAGCCTATGTATTCAACACCAAAAGGCACTGTTAGTTCTAATATATCCCAAGCAGCTTTACACGATGCACAGTTACAGATAGTCAGAGAAAGCTTAGGTAGCTCAGTTAAAAGTGACCAGGTTATGCACACTATTAAAAATGTTCTTGATAGTAAAAGAACAGCCAATATCCTAAGAGATGCTGGTGAAAGAATGAAGGTTAATGATAGAGAGGGTAATTCTAAAATGTTAAAGAAAATACTTGACAGGGAAGTAAACACTTTAGTAGAAACTGTAAATAAATCTAATGGAGTTAAGCTTCATCCTGATGATGTAACTAAGATCTATCAAATGAAACTTGACCAACTAATGAAGGATTGTAATGGCCTGTAGTGTATTATTAGCTAATGCTATAAAAGATATTGGTGCCTATATAAGCTCATCTAAGGAGGCTAAAATAGCTTCCTTATCAACTACACAGGGTATACCTTCTAGTAGTGATAATACTCAGACAAAACCTGTTGTTACTATTCCACAGCCTGTTAGTGAGCCTGTTATAGATAATACTAAGAGTGTAAAAGACTATGCAGTAGCTGAGAATAAAAAGAATGCCCCAAATACCTATGATAGTATTCTTAGGGCTGAATTAGGTGGAAAGACCCATATAGGTACTAAACTTCATATGGGTAAAACTATTGGAGCAGGAATAGACTTAGTTCAAAATCCTAAGGTAGGTTCTGATGCACTAAGAAGTGCAGGTGTTAGTAATAATACAATATCAAGATTACTTCAGGGTGATAAGTCAGCAAGTATAACTACTGAACAAGTTAAAGATGCTTCAAAGTATATGATTGACTATAGTTTAAAAGCTCTTGAAAATAGACTTGGGTTTAAAATACCTGAACAATATCAAGCTGCGGTTGTTTTAGGCCAATACTATATGGATCTTCATCCTAGTAATAATAAGACTAGAAATGATTTATATAATATGGTTAAGTCACAGAACTTTGAAGGTTATATGAATACTATTGCATCCGGAAGAGGGAGGGTTGCATCTGAAATGAGGCAGAGGTTAGACAGAGCGGGAATTAAATACTAAGAAAGGAGATAGAATGGCTAAAGTAACAAGTAAAATGTCTGCAGTTAAACCTGGTAAAACACTACCAGTTGCACCAATGGCAAAAACTAAAGTTGTGCCTATGGCACCAATGAAAAAACTACCTAAGAAATAGATAGTCTTTCATAGGTTGAATTATTAAAGTCTTCTTTTTTGGAGACTTTATTATATACCTGGTCCGAAATTGCTTTCTTAACAAGTATATGGTGGACAGTTAATGTATTACTTCCATTTGTATTAATAATTCTTTCCCTTCGTTGTATAAACTTAGCACCAGAATAGTTGCTAGATAGTATAACAAAATGAGTGAGATGACTAAGATCCACACCTTCTGCATCCGCTGTCGATGAATATATTTTTGCTCTTCTAAATCTTTTCTCAAGTAAAATCCTTTCCCCTATAAAATTACACATTATACCTACTTCTTCTGTATCCCCAAAAGTATTAAATATATAATTCACTTTCTCTGTATTACCAAGTAATACATATTCCTCACCTACCTTAGCTACACCAGATTCTAACATATGTAATGATGTCCTTAGTTTCATTGTACTGTCACAGACTAATGGTAACTTATCATCACTAACCTTGTTAAACATATTAGGCCAAATATCAACTATAAAATCCTTTTGTAATTGATTATATAATGCCTTTGTGGGTTCATTTAGGTCAATGTAATGTATCTGGTCAACTGCCTGTAAATCCTTTGAAATACCTGCATCTTCTTGAGTCATATACACGGTGAAAGTGTTTATATAATCAATTAATTCAGGTTTATGCTTATCATATTGTTGAATATCTCTACCCACAACCCTTAGTGAATATCTAATACCATAATGGTCGTGAAACCTATAAAAGTTTGAAAACTGTGAGAAAGGATTAAACTCTGATATACTCATCTGATGATATATACCACAAGGACTTTCAACTATTGCTGTACCACTAAGATGTATATGTGGCATTAGTTTACACAGTGACTTAATTGTTTTAATTCTTAGGGATGGTTTACCTAGTGTTCCCAAGTTATGTGACTCATCAATTATAACTAAGTCATAGTGTTTTGGATTTAACTTATGAGCTTGTTCATAGTTAGTAATTGTATACTTATGTTTTAATGCACTATTACCAATAGTAAACTTCTCCCATCCAGGTATAGCATTCTTTTTAGTTAAAACTAATATGTTAGTTATCTTATCTGACTTCTCAGCAATTAATATACTAGTGTATGTTTTACCACTTCTGGGTTTACCAGCTAAATAGACATAACCTTTTTCTTTTAAAATATCCCAACATTTATCTGCAAAGACTAGTTGATGTGGAAGAGGTGTTATCATAGCTCACCTCTATGTAATGCAAGGATTTGTTCCTCTACATATTCTTGGGACCAAGCAACAAAACTAATCCCACCTGACTTTTCAACCATATCTAAGTTATAGGCTTGTAGTTTAGACACTGTATTTCTGCTCTCTGGTCTTTTAACCTCAATAGCTATAAACCTACCTTCATAACAACATAGTAAGTCAGGCACACCAGATTTAGATGCTGAAACTATTTTAACAACATAAGCATCTATACTTTCAAGATACTTAATTATTTTAGTTTGTATCTGCTGTTCTGTCATTAGTCTATTTCCTTATCTTCTCTTAGTGATACTATTACTGGTTGAATATATGTGTCCATTATCTGTTCATAGGATATTTCCCATACCTTACCAATAAAATAATTTGGTGCCTGTATTCTTTGTAGATCAGATAAACCACTTCCTGCTAATGCTGTTCTACCTATGGAATCTTTAAGAACTATTGCCCCAATTTGATTAGCATATTTACCTTGTCCATATTCAACACCAATACATAGTAAATCAACTGTTGGTCTATTTTTAAGCTTTATACTATGATTTACTCTGTGACTAAATTCATAATAAGTATCAGGTTCTACAAGCATACAACCTTCCCAACCCATAGAGGTTAGTTCATCCTTATACTTAAAGGCCTCTCGTCCAGACATTGTAACCGTGTGAACTACTGAAATATTTTTAGGCACTATTGTATATAGTAGATTTCTAGCTCTTTCTAATCTGTCTGCATATAGATATAAACCCACCTCAATAAAGTCAAATACTCTAACTAGACATTTACCTTCTTGACTAAATTTAGTTTCTATACCCTTCTTAAAGTTAGTTCTAAACGTAGTTAGTATGGCTGATTTACTCCTATCCCCTAATTTACCTATTGAGTCATAGTTAAACTCTCCTACTAGTGTGAAGTTATCTCCGGCTAGTGAGCTAATATACTCATTCATCTTAGGCAGATTAAATTCTTTCCAGTCACTAGTAAAGAATCTAACTACACCATTAATCTTTGAGATAAATATCTGATGTCCATCATACTTAGTTGAAACTAAGTATCTGATGTTATCAAATAAAGCTAATGTTTTAGCAGGTAGTTTATCAAAAGCTTTACCCTTTTGTGGTTTCCAGCCTATCTTCATTTAGTCTCCTTTGTTCCTTAAATATTTCAAGATGAGCTTCTAACTCTTCTACTGACTTGTATATATTTATAAGTATATTAAAGTTATCTAATATTGCCTTACAAATAATAGGTGTTGGACATTTAGTCTTGCCTGTTGCATAGTAATGAACTTGTAAAGTAGATACACCAATTAAAGCTGCTATATGAGGCTTAGTATATTTTCTTTCAATTAATAGATGCATTGCTGCCATAAGTGGCAGTTCTAATGGTTTATTTTCCATGGGTGTTTATTGTATTAAGAAACTCTGTCTTAACACCCTCCTCAGTTAGAAACAAACCAGTTAATTTAGTTGTAACAGTTCTTGCTCCGTGATGTCTAACACCTCTAGTACTAACACACATATGCTCAGCAACTATTTGAACACCTACACCTCTAGGTTGTAATAGTTTCTGTAATTCATCTGCAATTTGTGTAGTTAGTCTTTCTTGAACTTGTAAACGTCTTGAGAATCTTTCAACTATTCTGTTCAATTTACTTAAACCTACTATCTTATCACTAGGTAAATATGCAATGTGACAGATACCACGAATAGGTGCTAAATGATGAGAACAGTGTGAAATAACTGGAATAGCTAATTCCACAACCATCTGGTCTGTACCTTCATCTTCAAAGGTTGTAAAGTTAAAATCCTTCTCATAACCTTCTGACCAATCATCATCCCAAGCCTTAATAAATCTTAGGGCAGTTCCTTCTGTATGTTGGTCTAATCTACCTTTTGAAATATATTCCATTACTTTTTCCATTGCTTGCACAGCATCATCTCTTGTTACCATTCTCCACTCTCCTTAAGTAAATTTTTTGCATACTCTGTATCTCTATATAAAGTAGTATCAGTTATATTAGCTAATGCCCATATTCTTTCAACACAGGTTCCACACCTACCACAATGAACATCTAAGTTACCCTCATAACAAGAATAGGTTTGGTTAGGCACCATCCCATATTTAACACCCATTTCAGCTATTTGTCTTTTATCCATTTTAGCAAAAGGTGCTACAAGTTCAAGTCTTGCCCAAGTACCATTTCTAATAGCACTAGACATAGCCCTATTAAACTCTTGTGTACAATCAGGATACTGTGCATTATCACCCATATGACTTGCTAACATAATTTTAGTTAAGCCATTACTCTCAGCAATACCTGTAGCAATACTAAGCATAATACCATTTCTAAAAGGCACAACTGTTGATCTCATATTATCCTCTGCATAGTGTCCGTGTGGAATAGGCCCATCACTTAACAAAGCAGATTTTATATTTGAGAATATAGTATCAAGGTATATAACTTTATGTGGAATAGCTAAGCGTTCACAGTTGAGTTTTGCCATTTTAATTTCTTGGCCATTATGTTTACTACCATAGTTAAAACTAATAGCTAATGCTATTTGGTCCTTATAGATATGAAGAGCTGATGTACTATCAAGCCCACCTGAATAAATTAATACTGTATCTTTCATCTTACAAGTCCTTCTAGAAAACTAATATTTTCCTGCATAAATAAATTTATATAAGTAAGTGGTTCATCAAAACGTACTGATAAACAATTCTTTCTAGTTTGATTCTTTAATAACTCTCCACAAAAGCCCTGCCATATAGCAGCACTACTATCCCAAGAGTATATCCAGTAACTATAAGGTGATAACATACCTAATTCCCAACAACTATCTGTTGCACCTAATAAGTGAATTTTCTTTTTAGGCATACCTACAGTTAAATAGTCTCTAAATAGTTCATATCTTGCACCAGGTGAATGTCTATAGTCAAGATGTTCCTCACTAACACCTACCATATCTATTTCTCTATCAAACATAAACTCACAAAATTGTTCTGGAGTTTTTGGAATACACATAACTTTATAACCAGCTTCCTTAAACTCTTTCAATCCATCTCTTGTTCCATCAGGACATATAAGTATTGTTGCCTTTACTTTATCAGCGGCCTCAAGCATTTCCTTAGGTGATAAACAATAACCCAGTTCAAAGAAACTATTATCAAGATATTTTATTCCTTCTAACTTAGCACAAGCTTTTGCATACTTTTCATCTGAAAGAACTAAATGTGTTAGTACCATATTTAGTCCTTTATTGTAATACTTATCAACAACATCAATAAGGCTTGTTGGAGCAATATGAATTAGTCTAATTGGATCCATTATTGACCTCCATATAATTTGTGTAGTTGAATTGATAGTTTCCACTCTGGGTTATCAATTATGTAGTTAGCACACCATCTAATGTTATCTAAGTCTAGTGTAGACTCAAAACTAATTGGTTGAAGATATTTCTCAGCAAGAGTAAGATTCCATATCTCCTCTGGAGGATTGTTTTTACTAGTGGGAAGTTTTAACTCATCATAACCTTCAAGTAATACTTTAGCTTTAATTGACCACCTTTTCTTAGGTGAATAGGTAATCCAATCAGCATTATTAATATTATCTAAGTTTTCCCCATTAGTTTCTACTTGAACATAATGCCCAAATAGCTGTAACTTAGTTATTAACTCATTTAGATCTTGAAGTGAGGGTTCACCCCCCGTAATAACTACGTGGTTTATACCTGAAGTAAATTTAATTATATCTTCTATGGAACAGTTAACTACTTTTGACTTATCAGTATGTAGTGGTTCATCACAAACTTTCCCACCACCAAAATCACAAGCTAAATTACAACCAAAGAATCTTATAAAAGATGCAGGTGTTCCAGAATGATGACCCTCACTCTGGATTGACTTAAACATTTCAACTATTTTGAACACTTATAGCTCCTTTTGTTTCCACCAAGTTGAACTTCAATTTCTGGTATATTATAATAGGTAACTTCTTCACCTACAAATGGTTTTAGTCTTTTAGCTACTGCCCAACCCGTAAGAGTTTCTTGAACTCTAACTTCTTTAACTGGTAAACCATTATCAACACAAGCTCTAAATATATGGTAAGCCATATTTTCTGCTGTTGGATTATAGTCAATCTCAACCATTCTAAGAGGAAGTAATCTTAGCATTGCTTTGTAGTGGTCTGCTAATATATCCTCTGAGTAGAACATAAATGAATGGTCCCAAGCTTCAAACAAGTGACTAAGTTTGTTCTTTAGTTCACCAAAGTCCATAACCATTCCATCTTCATTTAGGTATTCAGACTCAAGTGCAACCTCAAATATATAACTATGTCCGTGAATACTTTGACACTTTTTACTGTATGATGATACTAGTCTATGTGATATCTCTGCCTTAAATTGTTTAGTTGCTACCATTTATTCTTTCCTTTATATATAGTGCTAACTTTCTTGTTAGCTTAACATCAGTCATAGAGTTATGTAAATTACCTTCTTCTATGATACCAAATTCTTCACAAACTGTACCTAGTTTTTGGTTAAACGTCTTTGGTAAGACTCCCATAAACTGGATAAATTTTAATGCTTCAAAAACATCAATTTGTTTTCTAGTAAAATATAGGTTAATCTGTCTACCAAATAAACTAAATAGTTCTTCTAAGAAAAACTTATCAAATGTACTATTATTATAACCACAAGGAATAACCTTATGGTCACCACAATTAACTGTAACTAGGTGCATAATGCTTTTAACTACAAATTCTGCTTCTAAACCATTAGTCTCTAGCCAATCAATACTTAGACCATTTACATTCATAGCCTCAGGTGATACTGTAACTGCTCTTCCATATGTAGAAGGTTTTATATAGTAGTCAAATTCATCTATAACTGTGCCTGTATCAGTCTTACAAAGTAGGCCCGATATCTGAACAATAGCTGCTCCTTCTTTAATATCTAAACCCGTTGTTTCAACGTCATACCATAAGGAATAACTCATCCTTCTCTGCCCAATCTAAGACAAGTTTTAAAGCTGTTACCAACTTCAACTATTGTTGTTACATTACCCCTAGGCATCATCTCAAGTTTAACATATAGTTCTTGTGGATTAAGTTTACCTTTAAGAGTATTATAAATTCCATTAGCTAAATCCTCGTGACTAATATTTACATTTCTAAAACTATTAATCCATAGTTTAAATGCCTTTAGTTCAACTGTTAGTTTATCTGGTTTAAACTCAACTGTAACTTTACCTGAGTCAGGATATCCACTAACTGGACATAATGCTGATATCTCTGGGTGTATCATTGTAACCCAATAGTTATTACTTCCATCAACAGGCCAAGTTACAAGGTCCTCCTTAACATCAAAAGACTCAATTATCTTTCTACCATATCTCTCTGCATCTGAGCTTAATTTTGCTCTTTCATTACTAAATGTACTCATTTTATTCTCCTAATTTTTCAGTCCATAACTCAAGGTTATGTTCTTTTGTTACCTGGTGCATATTCACCAACCTCATATTTAATATTGCCTCTTTCTCTGTTTGCTTATTATCTAAATAAGCTTTAAGAGTATTTCTCCACAGTATCTTCTCATCTCTGGTTGAACCAAGTATAGCCTCAGCCTTTTTAGGCCCAATACCTTTAACACCTGCAATGCCATCAGCAGAGTCACCCATTAAACATTGTAAATAGGGCCATCTTATTGCTTCCTCAGGTGTTGTTTCTACCCAACTCATTAATATCTTATACTTAAGATTTTCATAATAGTTAAAGTGAATTCCACTAACTCCATTGAACACATCCTTATCCACAGAACATAAAATATACTTTTCTGGATATTCACGTTTAAGCATACAAACTATATCATCTGCCTCATAGTCAGAATGGATAAAAGCCTTAGTTGGATTATGTTCAACTAATAGAGACTTTAATTCTCTTAATCCAGAGGGATATCTGGTGTCTTTTCTGTTACTTTTATAATTAGGTGTTAGAGTATACCTGAAATTCTTACCTGATGTAAAGTGCAGTTCAAAGTCCTTACAACCTGTTATTTCTACATAGTTGTTTATCTTTGTATTTGCTACTTCAAAGGCTTCTTCTATATTAATTTCATATCCAGCCTCATCATCACCATACTCACAACCACTACAAGTTGCATAGACAATAGTATCAGCATCAATTAAAAGAATCTTATCCTTTGTATCTGGTTTAAGGTGTATATTCTTAATTGCCTTTTCACGTTCTTCTACTCTTGTTTCCTCAAACATTATAGACTCCAAATTGTTTTTCTAAAGCTAAAATAAATAAACTATTTGTAGCAATATGTGCCATATGTGGTAGCCCACTTTCCAGATCTACTATCTCACCTTGAGCCATTGAACTATAATGTCTAAGTAGTGCAGCCTTATATCTGGGTATATCTTCTTTCTTGCTATTAATCCTCCAGTTTTCCTCAGGTTTAGGATACTTCTTAATACCATAAGTTAATACTTTAGCTACATAGTCTAAAGCATCAAAGGGCATAAGATCATATCTTAGTTTACCCTCATCCTGTTTTACAGAAGTATTTGGACCTGCCCACTTATCCTTCCAATCAGAATCTGGTCTCACACTAGCCAATTGAGTATTAATTTTACCTTTCTTTTCATACGCTGTAACAGGTCCTTCACCATCTCTCCATTCATTTAGTTCTTTATTAGTCATTGTTAATCTCCTCTTCTAAGTCTTTACCGTACATATACATACCATCTAGCTCAAAGTTATAATCAGATGTACCATGTTCTATATCGTCCCAATTTGAACCAACTGCAACATCTACTGGCATAGGCACATCAATTAGTGGTGCATTTTTAATTATTTCAAACCAAGCCGCTTGAGCACACAGTGCAACTTTTCTACTAAGCTTAGTATACAAAACTTCATCATCCGGTATATCAAGAATAATACTATCGTGAACCCTATTAGTAATAAAGACTTCAGGATACTTACTAATAATATATTTATCAACGTAATGCAACCATAGTTTAAATACCTCACTTCCTGTACCTGATACTCTAATATTGTTTAAGTCTGTAACCGTATCAGCTTTGTATATTCTACCAGATACGGTTGAGTCCATCTTTGTTTGTGACTTACCATTCTTCTCATGCCATAGTTTAATATCACTAAAGATGTCCTTCCAGTTATTAGCAATCTTTGTAGCTATGTCTGTTTCAAACCAAACACCACCTAATTTACATACTGTTTTCTGAAAGTTTGATATACCTCCTCCATATAGTAAAAGAAAGTTACACTGTTTAGCAATAAACCTAGGGGATATACCATCTGGTAGTTGTGACAGGTCCTCTTTACTAAGGTTAAGATTATTACCTACAAAGGTGTGTAGGTCAATACCTTCCTTAAGTGACTTGTACATATTCATTTCAGGCAAGGCCGCACATATAATCCTTAACTCAACTTGAGCAAAATCTGAATATAATAACTTTCTACCATTACCTTTAGGATGACCCCACATACTTTTCATAGTTCGTGGATACTGTGAAAGGTTCTCATTATCAACCTGTATCCTACCATTAATAGCGTGAGGTGAGAATGTGCCCCTTATCCTTGATATACCTTGTAAGTCAACTTTAATTGCTTTAAGTGCTCTATCTGCAAAGTTTAATCTTTTTAAAGCTTTACGTTTTTCATTTATAAGTTTTGCATAGTTCATAACTTCTGGACCGTGAAGGTAACTATTCTCAATGTAATAAACTAACACTCTGTTACTTCTAGGTAAATCAATACTTTTAAGAACAGGTTTTGAATTTCCAAATTCTTTTGTAACTACAGATAATGTACCATCATCTATACCCTTTTTAAGAGCTGCTGCCCAACTACCATTAGTCATAGTAATTCTTTGTTCAAGACCTGTTAAACCATCTGGTCTTGCCTGAATAATAGTTAGTGCTTCTTCATCAGAAGACAACACTGTACCAAGTAATTTTCTAACCTGGATATAACTGTTTACATTAAACCCATTAGGTAATTGTTTGTCTATCTCAGCAATCTTCAAATAGTCCTTGTTTTGTAAGTCAGTTAATCTGTCTAAGTCAACAGCTAAACCTAACTCATCAGTTTGAATATGCTCTATGGTTAATTTGTCAAGTATATAGACAAAGTTATTAGTCATATGCTTAACTCTATTCCATAACTTAGGTAAGTCATAAACATCTGTAGCTGCATATAGGTACTGAGTTTGTGTTATATCCTTTAGACCTTCTGGTCCTTCAATATAGTTACCTTTAACCATAATACGTTCAAAAGACATCTGTAATTGTTTCTTAACTAAACCTTCTGTTTCATAAGGATCTTCACCTATTACTTTTGTTAAACATTCATCAAGTGAATATTTTTGCCACTCAGGACAGGCTAACCTTGATAGATAAAATGTATCATCCCATTGTTCTGGAATCTTAAATGTTTCTGGTATGTCTTTTCTAAAACATCCAAAGTCATAAGTTAGGTTATGTCCCACTAGATGGTATGAACTAATAACACTCCATAACACAGTTAGGTTAGTATTTACAGTATCAAATATTAAGGCAAAAGGCCAGTCCTCTTGATATAGTTGAACTAATCTTATTTGACTACCTAGTTTACTTGTTTCAGTATCCAGGAATAAACTTTTATCAGTCTGTAGTTGTTTAACCAACTCAGGAATTGTACCCAGTTTATATATGTTTCTCATTTTAAGCCTTATTTAGTTTATCTTTTAGAAGATAGTATTCCAACTCCCAGATCTGTTGTTTAGCATTCTCATAAGCCATTCTTTTAACTATTGTCTCATAAAAACTTTTTCTAGAATCTGCAACTGCCTTCCCTATAACAACAAAGTTATTTTTTAATACCATAGCACATACAATAGTTGTAGTACCAGGAACTAGCCAATAGTCTACATATTTTATAATACTATTAATATATTCAGGAGTAAGTCCTGTCTCATTCATCTTAAGCCTTATCTGCTCTTTGTTGAGCTTGTTTATCACTATAAGTATTTTCGTGATATCTTTTGTTAAGTTTTTCTATATTACATTGTAGTATCGAGTCTCTTGTAATACTGAGATAACCCCTTAATCCAGCTAAGTAAAACTCTACATCACCCAATTCTTCAATAATATTTTCTAAATCAAGTTCTTTGTTATAGATACAATATTTTTTAATAGCATCTAATAGTTCTCCTGCCTCACCTGATATGCCAACAGTCATATGTAATAAATGGGCTTTTTCCGGTGTTAGTGTTTCAATAATAGCCTCTCCTGGTTTAACTAAGTTCATAACAAACTCACCGTATTTTTCTTTCATATCTTTACCTTTCTGTATAATTCTGGTTGGTGTATGCTAAGTAGTTTTAACATAGCAAAAGCTAAGTCTTGAATTTCTTTTTGAGCGTGAGCGTCACAACGTAATTTAAAGAAGTTTTTTAGTCCTTCTGTACTTCCCATCATATAGAACTCTGTGTAAGTTGTTTGAGGCATTAATCTTGAAGCAACCTGTGTTTCATAGCCTTGTTTACTAACTGAGTCATAGGTCCTATTAAATGCTTTTACCCAATCATTCTGATGTGCTGCATCTTTGGAGAAGTTTTCTGGAAACCAGAACTCAAATTTTACTTTACTTCCTTTTGTGTAACGTCTACTCATTTCTAAATAACTAAATGCTCTGTGACGCATAAACTGTGCTCTTACAAACATTGGTACTTTAATCCTAAAACAAGAAATGTTTTCCTTATGCTCAATTATACTCTGGTCATCTGAATATCTATTTTCATATTCATCTGGAGAATTTCTCATTGAGTTTTCTATGTTAGTTAATGGGTTTCTAATAAATTCCCATAAACTTTCGTGCTTAATAGACTTCATACGTTCATATAAGGCCTCAGGATTTTTTGCTTTTTCATTTCCATAAGCTAATGAAGCAATGGTTGTAACAGTCCAAATTCTTTGGTCTTCAGATGTATTTGCTCGTGAAGCGTCGTATAGTTTAACATAACCAATATTGTCGTTGTAAAGTGGTTCAAAATCTAGTTTAATAAACTTATTTTCTTCCATCATTTATTTTCCTTTAAGTGTTCTGGAAAAGTACCATCAAATTTAGCGCAACAATCCCACTCGTGTAATCCATAACTATAAAACTTTTTAGACTTTGGAGTTATAATAATTTTAGCTAAGTTTAAACTATTACTGTCACCCTTATTCCAAAACCAACACCATTCACCTTCTTGTGGTTCCCATACTTCTATTAGGTTATAACTAGAACCTAGGATACTTTTTCCCTCTTCTGTAAAATATGCTATGGACCCATCATCACGCATTCCAATAACTGGATATACAGAGTCACTAGGTCTATCTGTACATAATATTCTAGTGGGTTTTCCATGGGAGGTATATTTCTTTTTCATATCTATTTTCATCTTCTCTCCTTCTTAGAGTTAAGTAGCTACCAATATCCTGGTAGCTAGTAGTTATATTTTTGGGCTTTTAACTTCTGGTCTTGTGTCTGGTTTAGCTGCCTCAGTAGGTAGTTTACCCTCAAGACCATCAACTTTTGCTTTAAGCTGTTTTATAACATCATTAGGAACATTTTGAATAAAGATATTCCAGTGAAAGTATTTAACTTTCTTTCCTTTGTAAGTATCACCTCTACGAATATGACTTTCTAGTCTTGCAACTTGACCAATGTTCCAGTTGCCTTCTTCAATATCAGCCTGTAGGATTGATTTAGGAATAAAACTTACTGGTTTTGCTGTCTCAACTATATCCTCAACTGTTTTTGCATTAAGGTCTAATTGTAACCCATTACAAACCATAAATTGTCCATCATCACCAGTTATCATAGGTGTCTCAACAAGATAAAACCCAATAGATGAACCAACTTCTGGAGTTAATTCTTCCAGTTTTCCCTGAGCATAAATTCCTGAATTTTCTACTTTTCTTTCTTCAAACATAACTTATCCTTTCAAGATAATTAATAGTAACTCCTAGTTACTATAGGACTGTGGGTTACCTGCCCATCAGTAAATGTCTACCATAAACACTTATTAAACCCATTTTAAATTTTTGTTATAGGTTTAATAAACATTTATTACCCATATTATATCATTATAATATTAATTTGACCTTAAATTATTGTAAATTTTCATTAATTAATTGAATGTAATACCTCACAAACCACACATAAACCGGTCAAATTTTGATTATTTAATACAAAAGGTATAAATGTATTGATTGTATTTTAAAATTGAATTTTAACCGGTTTTAGTAAACTAAATATATAAGGTTTTCTTAGCCCTACTTATGGCCACATACATTAATCTAGCATAGTTCTCATAGTAACCATTCATTATACTTTTCTGTATATCCTCTTTATCAACAAATACCCTATCAAACTCTTGACCTTGAGCTTTATGGACTGTGGAGGCAAAACTATAGTCCATAGTATATGCTCTATTTAGTGCATAAACGTGTGAAAACTTACTTCTGTCTTTTAAAGCTTTTTGTTCTGCATCTTTGTGGACTATACTTGATTTTCCTATACCAACTATAACGGGAATTGTTTTACCTTCAACTAGGATAAAGTCAATATCCTTATGTAATAATGCTTGTAAACTGGCTTCCAAGAAGCGTTTGTTTATTGAACTATTCTGTAGAATTAGGTCATTATTCTCATAGGCTACCTTTAAGTCAGATAATGTAGGGTTTATAAATTCCTCAACTATAACAGTGTCATTTACTCCTATCTGAACTTCCTGTCCAACATATGATTTTATACCTAAATGTTTAGCTATTTTCTTATTCCAATCACCTACTTCTTTATTGGTGTAACCTAATAGTTTATCGCCTAACTTAAACTCTTTTATGTCCAGTGGTTTAATGTTAGTTGAATAGTCTATTGATAAGTCATCGACGGAATTATCTTGCATATATTCCACAAACTTTGTATAGGCTTTAACTATGTCTACTGACTCACTCCTATGCTGAGTTGTTAGATTTGTAGTAAGGTGTTTATCAGGTATAATTTGATAGCCTTTAACAGGTAGAAGTTGGTATGGATCCATAAAAAGGTATAGAAATAACTTAGTATTAGCCTGCTCCTCAATATCCTCCAATTTTGATACTAATTGTAGAAAATGCTCCTCATTTATCATACCTGCCTCATCTATAACTATATGTGTATACTCACCAATGGGCTTATCAAGATTAGCTAATGTTCTAATACCACCTCTTGTTGTAGCATTCTCATTTATCCTAGGTATAAGGCCTAAAAGAGAGTGGATTGTCTTTAACTCAATACTACCCCTGTACTCTTTTCTTAATCTTTCAAGTGCTTTATGTGTTGGTGCTAATACTACTGTTGTCTTAGGTGGTAATGTAGGTAGAAGTTTTAACAACTCAGTTGATTTTCCTGTACCAGCATAACCTGTGGTGTATTTTATTTCCAATTTAACTCCTTTATTCTATCTCTATAACCAGGACTACTTTTTAGTAACTGTGGGTGCATTTTCAATATTAATTCCTCTGCCCATTGCAGGAATAACTTATGGGTTCCAGATATAGGCCTTGGTAAGGTGTAGTCCCTTCTTTTAAACAAATCCTTGGCCAGAAAGGACTTCCACTTTCTACTATCATCAACCTCTGTTAGAAGTTCTATTAACTCTACATCATTAAGGCCTACTGCATAATTAAAGTAGTAGTAATAGTCCTGGCCCACTTCAATTAGGTCTATATTTTCCTCTACATCTTTAAGATACTTATCCTCATCAATGTAATGTCTACTACCTTGTGATACAAGGAAACTATCATTTACCCTCATTACATAGCTATGTAGAGTATTAATATTTATGCCATACTTTAAACTAAACTCTTTAAGGGACAAGAGCATTTTAGTTATCTAAGTCAATAGACTCTAGTACCATACTTTGGTTTCTTAAAGTTAGGTTCTGCCTAAGTAGATTATTAGTAATTACTAAATTACTGTAATCTTTTTCCATAACATCAAGCCTTACTAGCAAATCCTGGACAGCACCTGCTTTTATTGTAAGCATATCAGTCGGTTTAAGATCCATTAGGTCTGTCTTTGTCATATTAGATCCAGAATATATTCTTTGTAGTCTATGTCATAGTCCTCATATGAGTTTGCTATTTCTTTAATAGAATCTATTGATGAGCTAATTAATGAGATATAGTTTTGTATATCTTTCTCAAACTGTTCTAATGCCTTCTCCGCTTTTTCTTCTCTTTTGTAATACTCATTCAAACAATATTCATTATAATCCATAACTATTCTCCTTAATTTTTTTAAGTGCTTCTAATCTAGCCAATCTTTTTGTTTCTCTTGACCTTAGGTCATTTGTTAGGTATTTAACTGCCTCATCATATCTTACTGTTCTTTGTGTTGAGTTAAAACTTGAACTTGCTCTTAATAATGTTATTGGGCAACCCAAAGCACTTAATCTCTCAAGTATATTATGCCACTCCTTAATAGTTATAACTTGTATTGCTAATGTCTTATTTATTCTCATTGTCTTCTCCCTTACATTTTTTATCTTCATCTATTAGATACTCACCCATATCTATATCCAGCCCATCCAGTAGGCACTTATGTTTAACTAATTGTTTGTATAGGGTAGATGCTTCTCTTATCTGAGTGCAATTATTTGTCTCCCTTATATCCAGATAGTATGTGTAAAGTTTATCACACAAACCATCTTGAGCAGATAAGTACTGGGCTAATAGAGCTATTATAAAGAACTTTCTCATTTTGCCTCACCTTTATTCATCAGTAGTTCTTCCTCTTCCTCAGACCATAACTTACCATTAGGTCTTATTAGGTTGTATTTAAGCAATGTTTCCTCTGATATAACTAAGTCTTGTTTCATCTGATTAATCCCATTCCCAACTATACAAGGTCTTAGCACATTATCATTATTAACTAATATCTTAGGTATATCATTATAGTCAATATCCTCTATATGGTCTGCCACACCAGGTGTTTCTATATTAAATGACCCCTTTGCATTCCATAACCTAAGTCTGTAGGGACTTCTATGTGAAGTTCTCTGCATCCTCAAAACACATTCTGTAATATCATTAGGTGTCATTAGTTCTTGTAACTTAGGTATGTTTACCTCATCATTTGTCATACCTATTGCCATCCCAAACTGTTTCAACTTACTAACCCCTTCTCCCATAAACTTGTAATAGTGGTCATCAACCTCTTTCCAATTTTTATTATTACCATAGTCAACAGATGATATCTCCCCCACCTCCATTGCCAAGTAATATGCAAAGTCTATTAGTTCCTCTCTTATGGCTGATTTTATATCTGGATCATCCATCTTCAATGAGTCTCTTACAGGCTGTTTGCTATACCCTACAACTAACCTTCTTTCTCCCACTGTTTCTGTTGCTGGTACAACCACCTTATTCATTGTAACAAAAGGTGTTACCTCTTGATGCACATCCTTGCCCTTAGACACTGATGAATACATATGTCTTATACCCTCGTGATATTCTGCCCCAAACTTGTTCAGAGTTTGTATCAACGGTTTTAGTATCGGTGTACCAACTAGGTGGTGTATCTCATCAACTAATAGTATATCAAGATTAACTAAGTAGTCATTATACTTCTCCGTTAATATGTCTCCACTAGTCTTTAAATAGCGTGAGGTTGAAAATAGAGGCTTTAAAACCCCCTCAACCAAACCTGTCTTAAATGAGTGAGGTGGTCCCATTAATGCAAATATTAGCGGTGATGGCTGATGAGTCATCAACTTATGCTTTATGAAAGGTAAGAACAACTGATGTGTCTTAGCAGAACCTATCTGTGACTCTATCGCACCTATTATAGTTGATGGATACTTATAAATATGCTTAGTGAGTAGTGTTGTTTCTCTAGGCTCATAAAACATCTCCTGAACTTTAGTCCTTCTGTATATGTTGAAAGTTGGACGTCTATGTGTTGAGTTCTTATTAGGTGCTAGGAGTCCAAAAGGTTTATCCGGCCTCTCCAATAGATCTACTGTTATAGCTCTTGCCTGCACCTTCTTCAATATGTTTCTAGGTAGTGTAGACTCTCCTGATATCTCCTCCATAAGATCTCCTGGTGACCTAAACAGCCTAATCTCTCCCGTCTCCGTGTTGTGAACCATATGAGGATCTGGAGATGTATGCCTACTAACCCTATAGAGGTGAAGTATCTGATTATGTATAGTGTAAATAGATGAAGTCATATCTTCCCAGTCCTTGTTGTAGTTGTACGGCTCCCTAGTG